ATCGTTCACCTGGGCGCGTGTCGGCAACTCCCTGAACGACATCTATGTTGGTGTGCGTGACACCGGGGAGGCGCAGATTGCCAGCACTGGCGCGCAGCCACTGGTGCTGTGGACAAACGGCGCCGAACGCATGCGCATCGACGCAAGCGGGAATGTGGGGCTTGGGACGGCTACGCCGGGGGCGAGGCTTGAAATTTCTACCAATGCGTCCAACCCATTGCGCATCACGAAGCCCGCGCCGTCGCAGGCGCCGAGCTACATACAGGATCCGGCAGACTTGTCGAACCTGACGCTGCAGGCGGGATCGACGGCTGGTTTTTTCAGTGCAGTAGAGGTGATGGGCTGGAACGGCACCGGTAATCAGCCGAGGGTAACCGTTTGGACCGCAGGCGCCGAACGCATGCGCATCGACGCAAGCGGACACCAGATCAACACCCCCGGCAGCACGACCCCGCCGACGCTCACCGTCAACGGGCAACTGAACATCACGCCCACCAGCAACACCAACGTCCGCATCAGCTTCCGCGGCACGGATGGCGTGACGCGCGTGGCGAACATCACGCTGACATGACCAAGCTCCCCACCATCCCCCACGACAAGGCCCTGCACGCTGTGTACGGCTCAGCAATCGCGTTCGTCGGTGCGCTGGCCGGCTTCATGCTGGCGGCACCGCTGTGGGCTGCGGCCCTGGCGCTGGTCACACTCATCGGCTTCGGCAAAGAGATCTACGACCGCGCCACCGACCGCGGCAACTCCGAGTGGGCCGATGCTGTCGTCACCGTGCTCGGCGGGCTGCCTGTCGTGCTGGCGACCTTGCTCAACTAAGAGGTACAACCGATGGACTTGCTTCTGGGCCTTCTCGGTGCCGTCTCTGGCGGAATCTTTCGGCTTGCCCCCGAAGTGCTGAAGTGGCTCGACCGCAAGAACGAGCGCGAGCACGAGCTTGCCATGTTCACGCGGCAGACAGACCTTGAGAAAGTACGCGGCACGTTCCGCATGGAGGAGCGCTACGCCGAATACTCGACGGCACAACTTGAGACCATCAAGGAAGCGTTCAAGGAGCAGTCAGCTACGGCCAAGGAAGCCGGCGCTTTTGTCTCTGCTATCTCCGCGCTGGTGCGCCCCGGCATCACGTGGGCGATCTTCTTCATGTACGCCACGGTCAAGATTGCTGCGCTCACGCTCGCCATCAACAGCGGCGGTGACTGGCGCGAGATCGTCGTCAAAGCCTGGGGGCCTGAAGATGTCGCTATGCTCAACATGGTGATTTCCTTCTGGTTTGTTTCGCGCGCTATTGAGCGGCACGGGTCGGGCATGGGGGCAACGTGAACGAAGCCATCCGCCTTGCAACGGAGGTGCTGCTCAAGCCCTTCGAGGGCTACCACAGGCGCTTGCCTGACGGGGGCTGCAGGGCGTACCCAGACCCGGGGACCGGGGCGGAGCCGTGGACCATCGGCTGGGGCTCGACAGGCCCGGACATCACGGCCACAACCGTCTGGACCGCGGAGCAAGCCGATGCTCGTGCCAAGGCCGACACCGAACGTTTCGCGCGGGCGGTGCTCATGCTGTCTCCAGGGCTCGACGAAGAGCTTCCGCGTCGATTTGCGGCTATCATCTCGTTCGCGTACAACTGCGGCACAGGCAACTACCGCATCAGCACGCTGCGCAAGCGCGTCAACGCCCGGGACTGGGCCGGCGCGCAGCAAGAGATCGTTCGGTGGAACAAGGCCGCCGGCCGGGTGCTCCCCGGTCTTACGCGTCGACGTGCCGCGGAGGCAGCAATGCTGCGCTGAATATGCTGAAAAAGGTATCATCTAGGCCCGGTATCAACAGAGAAAATACGAGGTATTTTACAGAAAACGGGTACTATGAATGCGACAAAATTCGCTTTCGTCAAGGCTCCCCTGAAAAAATCGGCGGGTGGGAGCAGCTTTCATCCAGCACGTTTCTGGGTGTTTGTCGGTCGTTGTGGGGGTGGACGACTCTCAGCGGGCTTAGTTTCGTCGGCGTCGGTACGCACCTGAAGTTCTACATCGAGAACGGTGGGCTCTACTACGACATTACGCCGCTGCGCGTTACCCGCACACTGAACGGCCCGTTCACAACCAACGGCACGACGACGGTTACCGTCACTGATGCCGGCGGAGGTTTCACTGCGGGAGAATTTGTCACGTTCAGCAACGCGACGACGGTCGGGGGTGTCAACATCAACGGCGAGTACCAGATCCAGTCGACTCCGACGGCGTCGACGTACACCATCACAGCCCCGGTCAATGTGCCGACAACGGTGGGTGGCGGTGGATCAGCAGTCACTGCTGCGTACCAGATCCCCGTGGGCTCCGCGACCAACGTGCCGCTAGTGGGCTGGGGTGCGGGTGGGTGGGGCCTCGGCCCCTGGGGTGTGGGCGGGACAACGACGCAGCCCGTGCGACTGTGGAACCAGCAGAACTTCGGGCAAGACCTCGTGTACGGCCCGCGTGGCGGAGCCATGTACTACTGGAACGCCGCCATCGGCCTTGGCCCCAACCAAGTCACGATCAGCGTGGCTGCGCCGGCTGTCGTCACGGCGACGGTGACCGTTGCCAACAACACCGCACTGGCGTTTAACAGCACAGGCGTGCTGCCCACGGGCCTGACAGCAGGCACGATCTACTACGCGGTCAACTCAACGGGCAGCAGCTTCCAGCTCGCGCTGACTCCCGGCGGTGCGGCCATCGCCACCACCCTGGCAGGCTCGGGCACGCACTTCATCGACACCCGCGGCATCCCACTGCCCTCGCTTGCCTTCGCCAGCGATGCGCCGGTTGTGCACAACGCGTTGGCGATTTCGGACACCAGCCGCTTCGTGTTGGCGATGGGCGTCAACGACTACGGCAGCACGGTGCAAGACCCCATGCTCATCCGGTGGGCGGACCAGGAAAGCACCACGGCGTGGACGCCAAGCGCAACCAACCAAGCAGGTAGTCTGCGACTCTCTCACGGATCAGCCATCAGCACGGCGCTGCAGTCGCGCCAGGAGGTCCTGGTCTGGACAGACTCCGCCCTGTACTCTCTGCAGTACCTCGGCCCGCCGATTGTGTGGGGCTCGCAGATCCTGGCGGACAACATCTCCATCGTCGGCCCTAACGCAGTGGCGTTCGCCTCTGGCGTGGCGTATTGGATGGGTGTGGACAAGTTCTACAAGTATGATGGCCGCACGCAGACGTTGCGCTGCGACATACGCCGCTTTATCTACAGCGACGTCAACCTGGATCAGGCAAGCCAGATCTTCTGCGGCACCAACGAGGGGTTCAACGAAGTCTGGTGGTTCTACTGCTCTGCGGGTTCGCAAGTGGTAGACCGCTATGCCGTGTTCAACTACACGGAAAACAATGGCGAAGGTGCGTGGTACTACGGCACGCTGCGCCGAACTGCTTGGCTGGACTCAGGGCTGCGGAACTACCCCATCGCGGCCAACTACGATACAGCCACTCAGCGCGGCAAGTTGATCTACCACGAGTATGGGCTTAACGACAACGAGACCGGCACGCCGCTGCCGATACAAGCATACATTCTCACGTCGGAGTTCGACATCGACGACGGCGACAGCTTTGCGTTTGTGTGGCGCGTGCTGCCGGACATCACGTTCCGTGGGTCTACGGCAGCTTCTCCGACTGTGACCATGACGCTCTACCCGCTGCAGAACGCAGGCTCGGGGTACAACAACCCGTTGTCGCAAGGAGGCGTCAACTACGGCAGCATCTCGCGCAGCACGGAGTTCCCGGTCGAGGTCTTCACGGGGCAGATCAACGTGCGGGTGCGCGGGCGGCAGATGGCGTTCAAGGTGGAGAGCAACCAGCTCGATACCATATGGCAGCTCGGCTCGCCGCGGATCGACGTGCGGCCTGACGGGCGGAAGTCTTGAATCATGTCTAGCCTGATCGAGCTGATTAAGCGCTTCGTTGCTCCAGCGCTCCCCAACGCCCCTGCCAACTACAATGCGCAGTTCTTCGACAGCCTGTGCAACATACTGCGTCTGTACTTCAACCGCATTGACCAGCTACTGAGTGACATTCTTGCGGTGATTGAGGGACGCAACCGCGCTCGATACGGGCAGTTTGCGTCGTCTGTCACGCAGACTGCGGCGGCGATCAACACAGCCTACGCGGTCACTTTCAACACGTCCGCGTTCCAGATACAGAACCAGGGGGTGCGGCTGCGCACGCCCTCGACGAGCCAGATCGAAGTAGACGCGGCGGGCATCTACAGCTTCATCTTCTCTGTCCAGCTTGACAAGACGGCGGGCGGCTCGGCGGTGTTCTGGGTGTGGTGGCGTGTGAACGGCGTCAACGTGCCTGCTTCCGCGTCGCAGATTCAGATCCAAGGCAACAACCACGAGATCTTCTCGTCGGCTAACATCTTCTTGCAGCTTGCTGCGGGCGACTACGTGGAGCTTATGTGGGCTGTGTCGGACACCAGCGTGCAGCTTCAGTTCTTCCCGGCGGCGGGCGTTGTGCCTGCGATACCGTCGGTGATACTGACAGCGGCAAACAATGTTGAGGGGGAACTGTAATGGCTACGTGGCGCGGCATCAGACCGTGGGAATCCCAGACGTTTTTGGACGACCAAGGCATCGAAGACCTGTGGGGGTACATCGGGGGGATGGGTCCGCAGCAGCCCGCCGTGCCTGTGGCGCCTGTGGCGCCTGCCGCACCCGCTGCGCAGCCGGCTGGGCCTTCGCCCGCAGCGGCGGACCCTTACGCGGCGATTCGGAACCTGCAGTTCACGTCGCAGCCGACCTACCGCCCCATCTCAGAAGACGAGTGGGGCTACGAAAACACGTGGGAGGGTAGCCAGCGCGTGGCGCCCGCAGGGGCCGTCCAGATCATGGGCGACGACGGCAACATGGGCTGGGCTATGCCGTCTGGTCAAAGCTACGACTTCGACTGGGACACGGCCCGCATGCTGGAAAACACCCCGTTCCGCAGCAAGTACAGCAATGTGACGACGGGGCCGAACGGCACGATGCGGGTGACGCTGCAGCAGCCCGACGCCCACAAGTACGACACGATGGAGGCGATCTACGCCCAAGACCCGACCACGGGTCAGTGGACGCTGCAAAACGATCCGCGCACGGCGCCCACGCGGCAGGTAAGCACGGGCGAGTCGTTTTTCCGCGATCCGCTGGAGCAGTTTGGCAAAGATTTCGTGCTGCCCGCGGTGGCGATGTACACCGGGGCGCAGTTTCTGGCCCCGTATGCGGCACAGGCGACGGCGGCGCTTGAGGGAGCGTCTGCAATCGGTGCAGGATCGGCGGGCGGCGTCACGGCGGCCGAACAGGTGGCGATGATGGCTGCCAACGGCATGACGGATGTGGAGATTGCCGCGACGCTGGCATCTCAGGGCAACGCGGCAGCCGCGGCAACGCTCACGGGCCAGGGCTTCGGCGCAAGCGGGGCCATCAACACACTCCCCGACGCTCTCAGCGGCATGGACTTGGCGGCCGACGGCGGTGGAAACGCGCTGTGGGAAACGGGTTCGGAGGTCGCCACCAAAACGCTCCCCAACACCCTGCCCGAAGTCATGGCGGCGGAGCCCGGCATCCCGGCCTCAAGCATCGCGCCTGTGACGCCACCGGCGCCCCTGCCGGCGCTGCCCAGCCTGAACGCTGCGGGCAGCGGGGCGTCCGGACTCTTGGACTGGGTTAAAGCTAACCCGAAACTTTCCAGAGGGATTGGCGGCGGTGTGGCCGCACTGCTCTCTGCGCTTGCATCCAAGAACGACAGGCCGCAGGATTCTGCCGGAGGTGTAGGCGCGGCGTACGCAGGCCCGCGGCAGATGACACGCACAATGGAGCAGGGCAAGTACGGCCCGATAGCCCGTTACGCTGCTCAAGGCGGTGTGATGCAGGCATACGCACAGGGCGGCTCCGTGCGGCCCTTCCCGATGCAGGACGGCGGCTTCGTCATGACCAAGCGCGCAGTGGATGGCGCTGGCGGCATGGAGAACATGAAGCGCATCTTGCCGGAGACCGTGCCGATTCGTGGTCCGGGACACGGCACAAGTGATAGCATCCCGGCCTACATTCAGGGGAAGAACAGCCGCAGCCCGGCGGCAGTCTCAAACGGCGAGGCATACGTGCCCCCAGGCCGCAATGCCAAGGGGCTTTACTCGCTGATGAAGACGCTGGAAAGGAAGGCTTGACATGGCGACAAACATGATGTTCCAGCCGACCACAGGCCCCGTCGCAGCTCCGGCCGCGGGGGGCACGCCGACCACGCCGCTCGCCCCCAACAGCTCCACGCTGTCGCCCAACTTCGCGTCCTACGTCTACAACATGCTGGGGCGTGCGGAGGGGCTCGCCAACCTCCCGTATCAGGAGTTCACCGGCCAGCGCTTCGCGGGCACGTCTCCGCTGCAGCAGCAAGCGTTCGGCGGCATCGGCGCGCTGGGGCCGTCTGCCGGCACCCAAGCTGGCGCGAGCGCTGCGCAGCAGGCCATCACGGGGCTGCAAGGGCTGGGGCCGTACCAAGCAGGCACGTTCAACACGGGCCTGGGGCCTGTCGGCTCCGTTGACTCGTACATGAACCCCTACATGCAGGGGGTGGTGGACATCCAGGCGCGGGAGGCACGCCGGCAAGCGGACATCGGCCGTCAGTCGGAGCAAGCGCGCTTGTCTCAGGCCGGAGCGTTTGGTGGGTCACGACAGGCCATCATGGAGGCGGAGCGCCAGCGCAACCTCGGACAGCAGATCGGCGACATCCAAGAGCGCGGGCTGCAGTCTGCGTTCGACCGCGCCACGCAGCAGCGGTTCCAAGAAGCCGGGCTCGGGCTGCAGGCGCAGCAGCTTGGCGAGCAGTCGCGGCAGTTCGGCGCTAACCAGGGACTGCAAGGACTCACTGCGCAGATCTCGGGCGCCAATGTGCTGGGCGGCATTGGGCAACAGCAGTTCGGACAGGAGTTGCAGGCTGCGCAGGAGCAGCTTCGTGCCGGCACGCAGCAGCGGCAGATCGAGCAGGAGCCGCTTGACTTTGGCTACCAGCAGTTCCAAGAGTCCATGAAGTACCCGTACCAGCAGACCTCCTACATGCAGAGCATGCTGCAGGGGCTACCCCTGTCGTCGCGTCCGCAAGAAGAGGGGCAAAGCTCGATGAGCGCGCTGCTGGGCGGGGGCCTTAGTGGCTTGGCGCTCTACAACGCGCTGTTTGGAGAAGACTGATGATGCAGCCGCAACCCCCAGCACAAGCACCGGGGCAGGCGCCCGCTGCGGCGCTTCCGAGCATGCTCGCTCAACAGAAGGGGTCGACGCCACCCCCGCAGATCGGGCAGCTTGCGCAGATGCCTGTCGACCAGCTCAAGCACCTGTTCGCTCAGACGATGCAGTCGGACACCGGCATGCAGCCGTTGACGATCCTGGCAGCCATCAAGCAGGCGTCGGAGCGCCAGCGCATGCAGCAGGCGATGGCAGGGCAAGCGGCGCAACAGCAAGCTGCTCAACAGCCCGGCACGGTGCGGGACGAGGTGCTGGCGCAAGCGTACGCGGGCGGCGGCACCGTTGCGCTCAACAGCGGTGGTTCGACCAAGAACCAGATGGATGCGGCGCTGGAGGACTGGCTGAACGGGCTTGTGTACGACGCTTCGTTGCACCCGGGCTCGCCGGCAAAGCGGCAGCCGAAGCCTGAACCCGAACGTCCTGTGTTCACCGACACGGACCTTATCCTCAGCCCGGAGGAGGGGGCCGCACGCGACGTGGCGCAGGCACGCAGCGAACAGGCGCTCAGCACGGTCACACCTCCTACGCGGGATTACCCCGAGCCGGGGCCTGTGCGGCGTGCGGCGCAAGCACCACCAGCTGCTACTCCGACGCCGCGTCCCCAGGCTGCGCCTGCAAGTGCAACTACGGCCCCTCGTGCAGGGGGTGCACGCACCCAAGGCGGGCTCGACGCGCTGATCGAGCGATACGCACGGCAGGCTGCGGGCGACACGGACCCACGGCTGGAAGCGCTCGGCAAGACGATGGAGGCGAACGCACTCGCGCGGGGCGAAGCTCTGCGGTCGATGCAAGGGCTGTCCCCGGAAGAAGCTGCTGCCCGCGCCCGGTACTACGACACGGTGCGCGGTGCCTACGACCCGCAGCGCAAGGCGATGGAGGAGGCGCGTGCGTCTACGCGGCAGGGGTTGCTGAGCAACCCGGAAGCACTCGCGCGCATGGCGGCGGCCGTCAGCGGCAAGAAGCGGTTCGGGGAAGCGCTGGGCGCAGCGGCCGGCAGTGCCGGGGAGTTCATGGGCGAGCGCCGTCGTCGCGCTGAGCAGCTTGAGGCTCAGTACCAGACGCTGCAGTCGCAGCTCACCATCACCCTGGCCCAAGCCCAGCGAGCCGACGCTGAAGGCGACGAGAAGCGCAAGCGTGAGTTGCTCTTGCAAGCCCAGGCCATCAAGGATAGCCTCGCACAGGCGCAGCTTGAGCTTGTCAAGACCGGCTCGGAGATCCAGGGGCGCAACGTCGCGGGGCTGGCGGCGTTGACAAACGCACGGGCGAGCGAGCGGCAGGCTGCGGCGGCGCAGGCACGCGCGGCGCAAGAAGACACACAGCAGCGACAGGTGCAGCGCTATGCGCAGCTTCAGCAAGCTATCAACACGAGCCCGAAACTGCGCGCACTTGCAGAGCGCATGAAGATGATGCCGTCGCCGGAGCTGTCCGCGGAGTACGCGGCTGAAGAGCAAAGAATCATTCGGCAGTGGCTGCCGGAGATGCTGAACAACGCGGAGGTGATTCCTCCGGGTGCGGTACGTATCAAGGGGCAATAATGCCGTTGTTTGATGTCGATGTCGAAGGCGTAACCTACGAGGTTAACGCACCCGATTCCGCCACCGCTTGGCGCTGGGCCAACCAGACACATCAGCAGCAAAGAGCGCTGGCGCCTGCCCCGGCGACTAAGCCGCAACCTCAGTCGGGCTTTCGCGCAGCACTAGGTGCGGGTATCCAAGGGCTTTTTGGTGCCGGCGCTGCGCTTGCGGGCCGCACAGGGTTCATGGACATGGAAGAGGCGCAGCGTGCGGTCGACGCGCGGCGTCAACGCCAGCAGGAGATCTTCAAGCCGACCGAGGAGTGGGGGCTCACCAAGCTGAGCGAGCTGCTCGGCGGGTCTATCCCGTACATGGCGGCTCCGGTGGCCGCTGCAGGCGCCGTTGCGGCGCTTCCTGTCACGGGTACGGCTGCGGTTGCTACGGGTCTTGGCGCGGCGGGGCTGGCGTCTGCGACGCAGTTCACGGGCACGAACCTGTCCCGTCAGATCGAAGAAGGCAAGAAGCTCGCGGAGACGGACTTGGGCAGCGCAGCCCTGGCGGCCGTGCCAATGGCGCTGCTCGACACGCTGTCTCTGCGCATGCTGCCTGGAGTGGGCAAGCTGTTGGGCGGCGCAGGCATCAAGGTCACCAAAGAGACCGCCAAGGAAGTCAGTGAGCAGATCCTGAAGAAGGCGGCCATCGACTACACAGCGGCCACGGGCCGGGCGATGACCGTGGAGGGGCTTACCGAGGCTGCACAGCAGGGCTTCGAGCGGCTGCAGGCAGGGCTGAACATCGCGGACGCTGATGCACGCAAGGAATACTTCGACGCCCTGGTGGGCGGCGCGTTGCTGGGTGGTGCCATCGCCCCTGTGGGGCGCTCCATGGAGCGTGGCAAGGCCAAGCGCGAGATCGCCGCCATCGAGCAGGAAGAAGCCGACCAGCAAGCCGCCGCTGCGCGCGAGGCAGACGCGAAGCGGAAGCAAGACCCGGCGTACCTGGAGGGCCTGAGCAAGACCTACCAGGAGCTTCTCGCGCAGAAGACCGCGCTCACCCAGCAGCTCAAGAAGGGCACCAAGGAAGCGCCGCTGTCGCAGGAAGACCGCGACGCCAACGCCGTGATCAACGAGCAGATCAGTGCGCTGAAGCAACCGTTTGAGCGTGCCCGTAAGGAGTTCATCAGTGCCGGCGGCCCGCAGGCGCTTGCCAAGCTGCGCGAGGGGCAGTTTGCGCTGACGCCCCCGCCCGCAGAGACGCCGACAGCGCCTGAAAAACCTGAAGCGCCCGAGGCGCAGCGTGCGCGGTTGGCGCAGGATGTCGCCAAGCTGACAGAGTTGTTGGAGCAGCAACGCGAAGCGATCCTCAAAGCGGCTACGCCGGAGGAAGCGCTGCAGATCGCGCAGCAGGCTCAGCAGACGTACGAGGCGCTGACTGCAGCCAACACGGAGCTTGGCAAGCTGCCGTCGGTCCCGACGCGGAAGAGTCTTGAGCGCAAGGAGAAAGACCTCCTGAAGAAGTTCGAGGCGGCACGCGAGAGCGGCGACCAGCAGGCCGTGCTTGACATCGTGCCGAAGCTGCAAGAAGTGCGTAAGCAGCTTGCGGAAGCTGCGCCCTTTGACCTTGCGTCGCCAGAGTACGCGGCGGAAGAACAGAAGAAGCTCGACGCGCTAGGGCAGGCAATGGGCGAGGGGCGTGAGACGGCGCGCGAAAACACGCGGCAGACGGAGCTTGAGCAGCAAGCTGCTCGGGAGGAAGACGCTCGGCTGGCGGCGCAGCAACAGCAGCTTGACCTGGAGAACTGGGCCGAAGGCGAAGTTGCGCGAGAGCAGGCCGAGAACGCAGATTACCAAGCCAGCATCAAGGCGTCTGAGCCGTTGCGCACGGCGCCGCAGTTGGCGCTGTTCCCTGAAGCACAAGGCCGCGTGGCGCGGGCAGAGACGCCGCTGAAGCCCAGTGAGCGCCCCCCGGAGGTGCTGCCGTTGCGTGCAGAGCTGGCGAGGCTGCTGGCCGAGAAACGCAAGCTGAAACAGCCCCGCGTGGAGGTCGACGACGGTCGAGTTGCCGAGATCGATGCGCGTGTCGCGGAGATTGACGCACGCATCGCTGAGCTAGAGGCGGTGTCGCGGACTGCGCCAGGGAGCCTGTCTGAGTTGGTTCCACTACGTCCCGAGATGTCAAGGCTGCTGGCTGAAAAGCGGGCTTTGGAACAGGAACGCGCGACACCACGCGGTGAACCCGTCAACGACCGCATCCGCGAGATCGACACGCGCGTCGCGGAGATCGAAGAACAACTCACTGGGCTGACCCAGCGTGCGGTCGAGACGCGGTCCGTGATGGCGCCGCCGGATACGCCGCAAGCTGACACACGCCCCCAAGGGCCGCTGCCGGAGCGCCTCAACGCGCTTGCCGAGCGGATACTGGCGTCTCCCCGGGTCGACGAGGAGACCAAGGAGCTGGTCCGTCAGGTACAGGACAACCTGCCGGCGCTTATGCAGCGCGATGCAGGGAGTGTTGGTGGCTGGCTCTACCGCACGCTGCAGGGTACGGCGCCGCCGGACCTGACGCAGGACATCCGCAACCGGCTGGCGGAGCTGGAGGCAGGGCGCCGCTCGGAGACTGAGCAAGAGACGCAGCGCGTTCGCCGGCCGCTGACGGCCGATGAGCGGAAAGCCGTTGCAGGCACGTCGCTGCAGGGGCAGCGCACCGTTGGGCAGCCGCAGCCCACAGGCGAGACCCACCGCGCTGTGCAAACCGAACTGGACATGCCTGAGCCCAGCGCCACGGCGTTCGAGACACTGAAGGAGTTCCAGGATTACCTTGCGAGCGACATGCTTGCCGCGGTGCGCGGCAGTGTCGGGCCTGTGCGCCCTACCGCTGAGCGCTTGGAGCGTCAACTGGACGAGCTGCGACAGCAAGCCGCGCGCTACCGCGAAGATCAACGCCTGCTGGATCTGGCCGCTGCCGCGCTGCGGCAGTACGTGCCTGAGGTTGTGCCTCCCGGTGCCCCGGTAAACGCTAATCCGCAAGCGCTCGCGGTCGCGATGGAGCGACTGTCTGAGGCAAACACTGAAGCGATTCGCGCAGCGCAAGCGCTGTTGGACAACCAGCAAGCATTTGAAGCGCAGGTTGAGACAGCATCCGACGCAGACTTCAAGCAGTTTTTGGTTGAGGACACCAAGCGCTACTTTGACCTTCAGCAGCAACTTCGACGTGTTGCGGGCTTCAAGTCTCAGGTCAGTAAGCAACGCAACCTGATTGCGGCGGCTGAAAGACGCGCCAACCTCGTGGAACTCGAAGCGTCTGCTGCGGCTACCGCGGCGCCCGCTGAGCGCCGCGCGGACTTTAGCGACGCGCTGGCGAAGGCCAAAGCGAAAGAAGCAGGCGCACTGGAGAAACAAGTCCGCGAGCAAGAGGCGACGGCAAAGAAGCGTGCTGCGGAAGGCGCTGCGCGGCGGCAGCCGGCGACGTTTACGCCAGAGGTCGAAACCCAGGGGCAGCGCGAGGCACGGTCGGCCAAGACGCGTGCCGCTGAGCAAGCGAGCCTTGAACGGCTCGAGGCGCTTCCTGGTATGCGCATCACGTACGACCGCGAAGAAAAGCAGGACTTCAAGCGGGCACTGAAGGCGTTGGAGGAGCGGTTCCTGCTCGCTACGACTAAGGACGAGATCGACGCTGTCAAGGCGGACATCGACACATATCTCGCATCCTATGCGGCCGACCAAGACGCCAAGATCGATGAAGCGAAGCGCAAGGCGTCCAAGAACCTGCAAGACCTGAGCGCCCGGCGTAAGGAAGTCGCGGAACTCACTGAGCGGCTAAAGGGCAAACTCACGCCGAAGCGACGCGCGTCTGCGGAAAAGCAGCTCAAGGAAGCGCAAGAAAGAGTGCAGGAACACCAGCGTCGCTACGCGATTAACGCGAGCGAGATCAAGCTCGTGCGCACGGACATCCAGGCTGCTCGCAAAGCGCGGAACGACGCGCTGGCGGAAGCGAACCGGAAAGTCGTTGCTGGAAAACGTCTCGGTGTTGCCGAGGATACGCGCAAGCGCGCCATCGGCCCTGTCACGCGGCCGGAGGTCTACCCGCCGAAGACAATGTATACCGGCTCGGAAGAGAGCCGTGCAGGCGAGACAACGGCCAACAAGCGCAACGCGCTACAAGAAGCCCGCGGTGTGCAGCAGCGCGACGTGCCGATGAAGGCGTCTGAGCAAGCGGAAGCGAACAAGATCGCGGAAGCTCTGCGCAAGAAGACGCCGGAGCAGCAGGCCAAGGAGCAGAAGGAAGAGGCGGCTGTTCAGAAAGAACAGGCTGCGCTGCAGGCGCAACCGACGAAGGTCAAGCCGCTTAAAGAAGCGGCTAAAAAGAGCAAGACTAAACCGACACGGTCAGAAGTCGTCGAGGGGATCGACGAAGACCTGTACGAAGAGCCGGACATTGAGCTCCTCGGCGGGCCTGAAGAGGACGTGTACCTGCGCGAAGCGGGGCAAAAGTACGAAACCCGTGACCTCACTGACCTGAGCCCTGCCGCGACAGATGCGCTTGAGGACGGAGACATCCGTACGGCGCTGGCCGATCTGGAGAAGAACGGCTCCACGCCGTTTGTGCGTGCGCTGGCAAAGCGGCTTGGCGACATGACGATGCGTACCACGCTGGATGTGCGAGACAGCGTTGTCCATGATGGCGAAGTGGTTGAGGGCGTGTACTCCCCGACGCAAAACAGCGTGCTGCTGCACCGCGCGGCGCTTTCGGAAGAGACGCTTACACACGAGCTTGCGCACGCCGCCACCGTGCGTGCGCTGGAGGCCGACCCGAAGACGCTCACTCCTGCGCAACAAGCGGCACGCAAAGAGATCGAAGCGCTGCATGCGGCAATCCAAAAGCAGCCCGACTTTGCACGCGAGTACGGCCGCAAGAACGTCAAGGAGTTCGTGTCCGAGCTACTGTCTAACATCGACTTCCGCAACAAGCTGGACAAGCAGAAGCCGAGTTTCATCCGCCGTGTGTACGACGCACTCCTGCGCTTGCTAGGAGTCCCGCAGGCCACGCGGTCTGAGCAGGCGGTCAAGGCCGCATACGCGCTGTTCATGCCCGCGCAAAAACTCAAGGCAGCGGCGGCTCCGTCCGCGCAGCGCGGCGGCGCAGGGCTGGCGACAGCATCCCGCGTGGCCGACTCACTCATCGCCAAGGAGAAGGGCTGGCTGGACAAGATCAAAGCCAACCTGCGGGCAGGGCGCGCACAACACATCGACAAGCTGGCGCCCGTCGAGGAGGCGCTGAAGGGCGGCAAGGTCGACGATCTGAAAGCAACACAGGCGCGGTACAACCTGCGGATGTATGACCAGCGGATGCACTTCACGGCCCAGGCGATCTATGACGGAGCGCCAGGACTCATCGAGAAGACGCGGAAGGACGGGCGCACGGAGCGCTTGGTCGAGTCCGTCCCCGGCGCCAACATCAAGCAGATCGTCGACATCCTCAAGGCCAAGGACGTAGTCAAGGAAGCCGGCAGCCCCGATGCGGCCAACAAGCTGTTCACGCTCTATCTGGCGGCCATCCGCGGCGAGCGTGTGGGGTACGACGCGCTGAACTTCAAAGTCAATGCCGACGACATCAACGCCGCACGCGCCGAGATCGAAGCGAACCCCACGCTCAAGACGGCGTTCGACAAGGCGCGAGAGGTCTACAACAACTACAACCGGAACCTGATCCAGTTTGCCATCGACACCGGGGCCATTGGCAAAGAGAAGGGCCGTGCGCTGCTGCAGTCTAACGACTACATCCCGTACTATCGCGTGCGCGACGGCGTGGCGGAGCTGATGATCGGCAAAGAAACGCCTGTCCGAATCGGCAACCTGAAAGACAGCCCGCACCTCAAGGAGCTTGTCGGCGGTGACGAGGCGATCTTCGACTTCCTGACGAGCAGCGTGCAGAACACGTCGATGCTGATGGACATGTCCATGCGTAACCTCGCGGTGAAGAACCTGATGTTCGAGTTCCGCGACGTCGGGCTGGCGAAGATCGGCAAGGTCAAGGGCGGCAAGGCGCCGACGGGCAGCGTGACGTTCACGAAGGACGGCGAGGACTACTTCGCCGTGGTCGACACGGACGCCATCGGGGTTGATAGCGAGCTGCTGGTCAAGGGCTTGGCAGGCATCCCGACGATGTTCCCCACGCTCATCCAGGTCTTTGGCGTGCCTGCGCGGTTGCTGCGGCGGCTGGTGGTGGCGTCTCCGGTCTACATGGCGAAGGCGCTGGTGCGTGACTCTTCCAACGCGGCCATCGCCAGCGGCGCGGACATCGCCCCGGTGCTGAGTTCCGTGAAGCAGATCGGCAAGCCCAGCGTGCTGGCGCGCCGGGGCATCACGGGCGGCATGGTGTTCACCGGGATGCCGGAGGACCAGACGCGGCTGCTCAAGGAGATGCAGGCCGGCAAGATCAGCCTGTCCAGCGGGCTGGCCCGCCTGGAGGCGCTGTCTGCCAAGGTCGACGCGCTCACGCGCGAGGCACAGTACGAAAGCTACCGCGAGCAGGGGCTGTCGGAGATGGAGGCCACGCTCATGGCGCTGGAGTCGATGAACTTCAGCCGCCGCGGCTTGTCGCCCACCATGCACATGCTCAGCACGCTGCTGCCGTTCTTCAACGCTCAGATCCAGGGCCTGGACGTGCTGTACAGATCTTTCCGCGGCGACATGCCGTTCAACGAGCGGCTGCAGGTCCGTGAGAAGCTCTTCAAGCGCGGCATGATGCTGTTCGGCATGAGCATGATGTACGCCACGCTGATGCAGGACGACGAGGCGTACCAGAACGCCAAGGTGGAGGAGAAGTACAGCAACTTCTTCGTGCCGGTCCCCGGCACTGACCAACTGATGCGCGTGCCGATCCCGTTCGAGCTGGGGTACATCTTCAAGGCGCTGCCCGAAGCGTTGGTGAACATGATAGCGAACGAGGGCGGGGGTGAGGAAGCGCTCAAGGCGCTGCAGCACATTGCCAAGCAGACGGTGCCCGGGCTGTCGTCGTGGTTCATCCCGCAGGCGCTCAAGCCCGCGCTGGAAGTGGCAACGGACTACTCGATCTTCACCGGCCGCGGGTTGGAGTCGTCGCGCGAGACACTGGTCGAGCCCGGCTTTCGCTACCGCGACAACACCACCGAGCTTGCCAAGATGGTGGGCGAAGCCACAGGCTTCTCTCCGATCAAGATGGAGTACCTGATCCGCGGCTACACCGGGAGCCTGGGCATGGCGGCCATGGCGGCGCTGAGCGCGCCCTTCGGCAGCAGTGGGCCTGAGTCGGCCGCCAAGCGCCCGTCCGACTTGCCGGTGGTGGGTACGCTCTTCCAGCCGACCGACGCCAGCGGCATCATCGACCTCGTCTACGAGAAGCTGGGCAAAGCGCGAGAGGTCCAGCAGACCTACAAGAGCCTGATCGAGAAGGGACGGCCGGAGGACGCGCAGAAGTACCTGGACGAGAACATCGAGAGCTTGATGCTCACGACGATGGCCGGGCAGTTCACGAAGCACATGGGCGAGATCACGGAGTACGAGCGCAGCATCCGCAGCTCAAACATGACGCCGGAAGAGAAGCGCGCGGCGCTCGACGAAGCGCGGCAGGCCAAGATCGAGCTGGCTAAGGCCGTTCGTGACCAGCTCGGTAAAACCACACGCCAAGCAGTCCCAGCCTGACACGAAACACTGCACGCGCATCGGTGATGTGTTCGCGGACTGCTGCCAGCAGTCCGGCCTCTTTGGTGGCTTCGAGGTCAAGGGCAGGGATGAAGAACCCCTGCCCTTTTTTAACTGCGCTCCACGGGTAGGATTTCAAAGTCGTCATCGGGCGTCACGGGGCGGGTGATACTCATAGCGCGCACACGCATCTGCGGACCCTTGGTGCGCGCCATCATGTCCTTGCGCATGAACTGCACGACGTAGCCGGGGACGTTCGATATCTGCTGGCGGAAACGGTCGTAGCCGAACGACATCGCCACGCAGTGTGCCTTGAGCACCTGTTCCTCGATGAAGAAGTCCACGTGCCCAACCTTGCTGACTTGGTGCTCTACGCGCCCCATGACCTTGTTGCGAGTGATGCTCTGGTCGATGGCCTGCCCTGTGCCCAGGTGCGCCAGCAGCTCGCGCCGCTCGGGGTCCACGCGCAGCACGACAAACGACCCGTAGTTGTCCCGGATGAACGCGTTGAGCACGTCCTCTGATGTGCGTGCGCCTGTACGCACAACCTTGCGGGCCTTCTCCACCAGCTTGTACAGGCTCTTGATGATCTCAGCCACCGGCAAGTCGATGATGTTGGCGTGGGTTGACGACGCAAGGATCGCGCCCGCCACAACGGCGCCGCAGCCCGCAGCCCAGAACCGCTCATCGCCGGACATCTTCCAGTCTTGCTTCAGCCGAGCGATGGTGCGCAGCGTGACCTCCCGCGCCGTGGCTTCGTTCTGCACCAGCCACCGGACATATGCTTCGCCGGCTACGCCGTAGTTCTCCCACAGCGCCTTGATGGCGTCTTCCTCGTCCGGGCTCCAGTTGAGCTTTACCTCGGGTATCCACTCCAGCATCCGCAGCAGCTCGCCCTGCGACGTGTGGTCGCGCACACCCGACATGTAGTCGTGCATGTGCGTGTTCGACGTGAGCAGCACCAGCGTGCTCCACGACACGTTGTTGATCCGCTCGCGGTTGTGGTGGGCCTCGGACTTCTCCTTGCCCTGGCCCTCCGAAGCATCGAACACGAAGCCCGGGAACCACTCCATGTCCTGGCGCGACTTATGGGTGATCTCGTCGCTGGTGAAGGGCAGGCTGTTGAGGTTGCCCATGCGCTGCTGCATGGTGACCGGAGACGTGCCCTTGCCTGTGCGGTAGCGGATGGGGTGGCCCCAGATCGAGTTCAGCAGGTTCAGCGCCAGGGACTTGCCGGTGCCGGAGTCAGTAGACCCTGCGTGGAACGTAAGCGCGTTCATCTGGGTGAACCGCATCAGCGGCGCACCGAACCCGATGCACCCCATGGCGAGGTGGTCGAACAGCCCTCGGCGGATCAGCATCTGGGGCATCTTGCGCCAGCCCTCCAGCGTGCCGTGCCCCCGCGTGACGCGCGTCACGTTCGACAGGTCAGGCATCGGCATGGTGCGCGAGCCGCCGTTCTGGAAGAACACACGCCCGGAGTACACGAAGCTGCCGTCCTCCTGCCACCCGTACTGCGCAGGGATCTTGATCGCTTGCTTCTGCGTGCTGGCGTCCTCGACACAGGCGCGCACGTACTCATAGAGGTTCTTGTCGTTGCCCGAGCCGAAGGCAGACAGCACGTTCTGCTGGGCCAGCGTCTTCAGGCACTCATCCTTGCTCACCGCGTAGCGCTGGGGCATGAGCACGTCCACGGCTCGCTTGTCGCGCGTCGCCACCATGTGGACGATGTGCTCGCCATCCTTGTGCAGGAGGTCGACAACGAAGAGGTCGTAAGGCAGCAGCATGACTTGCTGCTTGCGCTTGGTGCCGTCTGCTTCCTCGACGATGCGGTCCGCAAAGACACCGCCGTTCGCCCCGTAAGCGTACCCCTTGGGCGGGAGCGGGCGCATGACCTTGATCGTCTCTGTCTCGGTCTCTTCCGCGCCCTCGACGATCAGCTCGACCTCCTTGGCCTGTGTGTCTGCGATCAGCTCGCGCCCGAGCGCCAGGGGGTTCGTGATCTTGCCGAAGTGCTTGCATCCGGTGCAGATGCCCGGGTTCTCGCTGTCGAACTTGACGCACGGGTACGGCCCCTTGATGGCCGCCAGCTTCTGCTGCATGCGGTCCGGGTCGTAAGGGTGTAGCTGACTCAGCCAGATCGCCGCGCGCTCACCGTCCGCACACTGCTTGGCCTGCGACAGCCAGCCGCGCCACAGGGGCTCCATGCCTTCCTGCGCTGCGTTCTCAACGAAGTAGGCGAGCTGCGCGCAGCCGTCCCCGGCGCTGGTGCGCTGGAGGATGTTCTTGAACCGCGTGGTGGTGTTCTCCATCAGCTTGACGGTGCTGACAGAGGGCGCGCTTGCCGGCCGCGTGCCGGCCAGATCGAGCGTGGGCTGTGGGGTAGCCTGAGGAACAGCCGCGGGGTGCAGGCGCTCCAGTGCCTCGGCGAAGGCGCCGAACTCGATGGGGGTGGATGTTGCCAGCAGCCGCACCGGGCGCGGGGTGGGGTACTTCTTCTTGAAGTTCGTCGTGCCGGGCACGCGCAACACACGCGCCGCGTCGGCCGTGACCGTCATGTCGATGACCAGCCCGCGCTCTTTGCACAAGCGCTTGAACCGCTCAGCGACCGGCTTCCAGATCCCGACCGTGACCGGCGTGTCGAATGCCCAGTAGCAGTGCAGCCCACCGCCCGAACCGACGATCCACGGTGTACCGAAGGCGTCAAGCCCCGTGCTCTCCAGGAACGCGTTGAGCGCCTGGGCAGCAGCTTGTTTCGTCTCGTAGCCATCCATGTCGATGAACAGCGAGCGCAGGTACTCTGCGTTGGCAGCCTCGCGGCTCCCCGGCTCGTTGAACGTAGCCAGCGCGAAGTAGACGTCTTGCTTGGCGCTTAGCCACTGCTGCGCTTGCGCATCGATACCCCCTATGTCTTCTGTGAAAACGTGCTGCTTCTTCTTTGAAGACAGCTCTGCCGTGCAGTAGTACCCGAAACCGGGTGGCGGAAGCACAGCCGCAAGAAACTCATGCGGGTACATAGGCTTCCGGAGGGTTAGTACGTCAGCAGCCTGTCGTCGAGAAGCTCTTCAAAACGCTTCAGCAGTTCCGCCACCCACTCAGGCGGCACGTCTTCTGCACGTACGAGCGTCGCGTAACGGAGCAGTTCTTCGTTAGTCAGGCTTGAAGGTTGAATGCCGCGCATGTCTTTGTCCAGGCTTCTTCTGCACTCTTCGAGTCGCGCAGAATGTCAGTGAGCTGCTCCACACGGGGCCGATAGGGCGTGAGTACCTCCCCGCCAACCATCCAGTTGTAGACGGTCTGTCGTGTGGCGCCCGTGGCTTTGGCGATGCGGAGCACCGAGAAGTCAAGCGCAATCGCCAGCCGCCCGAGCTTGTTGCCCAGACTGCGGGGACCGCGGTTGATCGCGTATATCGTTGATGTGGAGTAGGGCATGGTGGTGAACAGGCCCCGGCGGACCGGGGCCTAGTTAGAAGTCACTCCTCGTCATCCCACTGCGCTGCGAGCTGCGCGAGTGACTGCTTGGCAGCGGGGGCGGGCGCTGCGGCCTTCACCACTGTGGGCTCGGGCATCTCTTCGGGCTCGGCCGGAGCAGGGGCTGCAGCGGCCTTGGGCGGGCGCCCGCGGCGCGGAGCGGGGGCAGGCGGCTCGTCATCGTCAGACGCTGCTGCAGGGGCCGGAGCAGGGGCCGGAGCGGGGGCAGGTTTCGCTGCAGCCTTGGGCGGGGTGCCCTCCCGCGCCATCGGCTCGACCTTGTCGGTCTGCGCCACAGTCATCGTGATCGCGCGCTTGGCGTCCTCCGAAGCACCTTGGCGCACGGCGGCCTCGTACTCCTCCTCGCTCAGCCAACGCATGGCCTTGAAGAACAGCTTCGGGGACTCCGACTTGGTGTCGAACTTCATGCGTGTAACCACCGTCTCCGGCGACACGTTCTGCGCCGCCAGGAAGCGCGCGTAGGCTTGCAGCGGCATGTTGCCACTCTCGTCGCGGCCGAAGATGCTCGTAGCCGGGAGCTGGAGCTGCATCACGTCGCCCTCCACGTCGCTGGCCTGAACGACCGCGAGGCGCTGGCTGAACCGGCAGGCGCGCGAGTCGCCAGTACCGGAGCCCTTCACGTTCTGCGGGCACGACGCGCAGTTGCTGGCCTGGGGATTCTTGGCGGTGGCGTCGGGCTTCTCGCCGTCACCGCTCCAGCAGTCGGGGGCAGCGGGCTTGTCCGAGTCGTACTGCGCCATGTAGAACGTGCGGCCGATCTTGGCAGCGGCGTTGACGATGACGACATCCAGGTAGCGATCCTCGATGGCTGCGACCTCCTTGCCATCGACCATCAGACGGAACACGCCGCCCTTGATGGAGACACGCTTGCCACCGCCGGCACCACCGACGAGTGACTTGGCGAGTGGGGACAGCTCCGCCTTGCGGGCAAAAGCGGGAACGGCGGCGCCGGAAAAAAGGGCGATATTGCTCACGGGTTTTGGCTCCTTACTTGGAGGGTTTGCGGACAGAAATGTCGAACTCCGTGTCGGAGTTCAAACCTGGGGGTACAAGCGCGGGGTTCTCTTCCAAGAACGTACGCATGTTGAGTTGCGAAATGCGCTTCTCCAGCAGATCAACGGCGTCGTTCTGGACGATGAATCGCTTGAACGAATCCCAGTCGTGGGTGTAGTAGCGCGTTTTTTCGGCCAGAGAGACAGTGCCAAAGTCGGTCTTGAGGGACTTGGTGCCCATCGACCGCATGCGGTCTTTGATCTCGTTCTTGACCTCTTGTTGTTGTGCTTTGATCGCCTCGATCTGCGCGTCGAGGTCAGTGATGGACGCCCGCATCTTCATGTAGATGCGTACCAGTTTGTCCAGGGGCGGCTCTTCCATGCTTGGTCCTTTGTGTCAAGGGTTAGACATCATACAGCGTGCTTCGGTTTCTGCAACCCCCCTTCTTTGATTTCAGCCTCGAACATCTGCACGACGAGGCGGGCATCGTCGACCTTGCTCGCCAGGGCCTGGAACATGCGCTTCTCCACGGGCGAGCCCTGGATGTGGATGACCGTGACCTTGTCGGAGTCCTGGCCCTTGCGGTCGGCGCGGGCGATGGCTTGTGTGTACTGCTCGACGCTCATCAGTGGCCCGTAGAAGATCACCGTGTCGGCCGCAGTGAGCGTGATCCCGTGCGCCGCAGCCTGCGGCTGCATGACCAGCACGCTGGGCTCGGCTTGGGTCTGGAAGCGCCGGATGATGTCCCCGCGCTTGGTGGCTGTGACGCCGCCGTGGATCTCCTCGCTGGCGATGCCGTGCTTCTTGAGAAAGGTGCTGATCGACTCGATGGCTGCGCGGAACAACGCGAAGATGATGACTTTGCGCTCGGTCTGCTCGACAGCTTCCAACAGCACGTTCAACCGCGGAGTCGCATCGAACTCGACTGTCTCCTTGTCATCTGTGTAGGCCACCCCGCAGTTGTGAACGATAAGCGGCTGTCGATCTTGCCCAAGCACTACAAAACGGTTTCTTGGGCCGCAGGCCGCGATGTCGTATACGTCTTCCTCCCTGGTGTCGTCAGTGCTTTTTCCAACGGCCATCCGTACCGTTTCAAACGCGCAGCCAGCGTTACTGAACGCAGGCCGTAGACCGCTGCTGCGTCCTCCAACAGCATGCGGCCTTTTGGCGTGTCCAGCCAGATAGAGGTGCGGCGATTGCGGGCTTGTTCCTGCGCCGTTGCCCAACGACAGTTCTCCGGCGAATAGGGGCCGTTGTTGTCGATACGCTCCAGCGATAGGTTGTGTACGTAGGTAGGCCCCATGTCGCGCCAAAAAGCCTCGAAACTGTCGGCCCAGTCCGAACAAACCGTTATGCCACGCCCGCCATAACGAGGCCAGTCTTTGTCGGCAGTATCTAGGCAACGCCGTCGCATGTTTGACCACAGGTGATACACGCGCGTCCTCGACAGCGCGTGCGTTTTGTTGCCGTGCCGACATCCGCAATGTCGCGGAGCTGGTCGGTGCGGGGTCCGCAGGTATTGGCTCTCCCGAACAACGGTGTTCCCACAAGTACACCGGCACAGCCACCGCGCTTTCGTGCTCTTCCCACCGCTCGTGCCTTGTCGTTGCAGAACAGTCAGGAAGCCGAACGTCTGCCCGGTCAAATCCTTTGCACGCCGAAGCAGGTTGCCATCCTTCATTCGTAAGCACCTCATGGTCAGGGGTCATGCGGACCCCGTAGCACGCCACTGTTTGTTTGCGTCCGCGTCTGAGCAAACCCTTATGCGCCACAAACTCCTCGCCGTCCCAGACAAGGTCGTCGTCTCGTACCGTCTGTATCGGAACCCAGCCGTGATTTGTCAGGACGGGCGTATTATAGGCTATGCAGCTTATCTGGAGGAGCTTGTTAAGCGCCGCTGCCGCGTTAACCGCAGTGATGGTTTCCCCCGCCGCCTGCACCAGCATCTGGGTCTTCAGCAGGTTGTAGTATTTCGCCTGCTGCGGCGTCAGCGGCACCTCGCGTGTAAGCGTCACGACAGGGGGCAAGTCCATGCACTGTGCTTTGGTGTAGCGAATCGCCGGCTGTAGCGCGGCGAACACCTTGTTGGCTGCGTCCGGCTTGGCCGCCCACTTGAACATCGTGATCTTGTTCATGACCATATCGCGCCACCCCGTCATGAACTTTGGCACACCCTCCGGGTTCACCAGCTTGGCAAGACCGTAGGCGTCCATCGGCGACTGCGATGCGGGCGTACCCGTCATCATCCACAGCCATGTGTGCGGCGCTAAGATGTATGCCAGTGCTTTCCACCGCTTTGTTTGTGGGTTCTTGTAGGAATTCGCTTCATCAACTATTACTAGATCAAACCGCCCATCATTCTTGAGCTCTTTAGCGATCAGGTCTACACCCTCGTAGTTGCTGATGACGAACTCGTAGTCTTGTTGAACGATCTCGATGCGCCGCGAAGCCTGCGCGTGGTGCGCCACCACAGCGGTGCGGTGAATGATGGAGTTGCTGATGTCCTGCATCCAGGCGCTGTGCATGATCGACAGCGGGCAGAGGATCAGGCAGCGTCGGATCTTGCCGCGCTGCATCAGGTAGTCGGCCGCCCACAGCGCGCTCATGGTCTTGCCGGTGCCGGGCTCTGACAACACAAAAGCGCGGCGGTTGAGCGTCAGGAACGACGCCGTCTCGCGCTGGTGCGCCATGGGCGTGTAGCGCCCCGGCCAGTTGTAGCGCCCGTAGATGGGCGAGGGGACGTTCTTGACGCCCAGGTTGCGCAGCACGCGCACTTCGTCCAGGCCCCAGTGAACCGCTACCTCGTAGCCCCCGCTGACCGGGAAGACCTTGTGCTTGGGCAGAAGCTGGTACTTGTCCGGACTACGGGTGCGAAAAAGCAGCACCCGGTTGTCGATGATCTCCATGCTGTTCAGTGCCCGTTGTCCGCTTGGTTGGCTTTGCGCGACCGAAGCCGCGTATTGCCCTTGGTGCTCTTGCCGCCGTTGCGCAGCGGCTTGACGTGGTGAATGTCCTTGCCGGAGCGGTCGATGCCATCCTTGTCGTATGCGCGGCGTGCGCGCTGGCGCTCAATCTGGTCTTTTGTTTCGCCCGAGGCTTTCTGCAGCTTGTATGCGTGCTTCCAGTCCCTCTTTCCATTTGTTTGCATGTCAGTCCCTCTTGGTGTTAAACGCGCACGTCTTCACAGGACACCAGCCGCAGAGTGGCGACTGCTTGGGGTTCCACACACCATGCGCGTGTGCGGCTTCGATCTTTGCAACGCGCTCCCTGTACCTCTGCCACGCCTCGTCCGCGTCTTCGCGGTCGATACTGTGCTTCGCCATGCTCCCCTTGACGATGAACATGAGCGCTGAGCGAACGCGCCGAATGTGGGGGAAGTGGATGAACACCATCAAACCCATCAGCAATAGCTGGTCTGTGTCTGGGTACTTATTGTTGCCCGTTTTCCAGTCTACCACCCGTGCGGTCAGATTCTCGTCGTCAATGACGAGTAGGTCAGCGATACCACGCACCCACACTTGCTCGTCCTTAAACCCACACGGCTTGAGGTCCGTGGTCACACCCATCTCGTGCTCGAATAGCTTGCGCCCGGGCTTAGCCAGCACCGCGTCCACCACCGGTTTGTACTGCGCGAAGGCTGCGGGTAGTGCCGCCGCCGTCTTGCCGTAGTCCTCGATAGCTTTGTGTACGTCCTTGCCGTAGAGCGTCTGCGCCGTGTCCTTGAACGGATAGCGCTTGAGCACCTTGACTTCGTGATACCGCCGTGGGCAGCCCTCGAAATCCTTGAGTGCTGAATGCGACCACTTGACCGTCATAGTTTAGCCGTTGTGATTACCTGCGTGAGTCGGTTGGCAAACGCGGTCACGAATTTCTCGTCGTTCCATTGCCGGTGCCCCATGTCGCGGAGAATGGCGTGTGTGACTTCGTGCCAGAACGTGTCGGCAACCTCTTCTGTCTTGAAGCTGCGGTCGCTTATGCTGCTGTTGGTTGCGACATGTACGATTCCGGCCTCGTAGTGGACCTTGCCCATAGTGCCGCGAGGGGCCGTGTGGCGCACAAGAGACACGGTGTAAGTCTTCTTACCCAGCTTGAACTCTTTGGGGATCTGCACGTCGTTGCTCCTTCTCTTCCATGATAAACAGCGTCTGCTGCAACATGCGCGCCTCGACGTTGATTAGCAACGCCGTGTATCGCGCTTCCTCATATCTGTGCTCCAGGCACAGATCATGTAGTTCTTTTGCAAGCCGCTCAATGTCGAGGAGCGGCTTAGCGTAGTCGACCAGATCAGTTCTTTGCGAGTCCATAGCGCTCATTCACGCCGACATCCGCGTTGAGCGGGATGCCCGGCAAGTATTTTGGAACCATGACCATCTGGGCCAAGACCCAAGTCTTGGCCTCATCAGCCTCTTCTGCGGGCGCTACGGCCAGCAGCTCGTCGTGAACAGTACCTACCACGGGGTAGCGCTTGTCCACCCGCAGCATTCCGTCCGACATCACGCAGCGCGCAGTGCCCTGCACGCAGTTATGTACTATGAAGGGTCCTCGGGTCCCTTTGACAACGAAGCGGTTTCTCGGGCCACAGTTGACAATGTCGTACACCTGTTGCTGAACGAGGGCGGCAGCGTTAGAAGCTCCACCGGCCAACCCGATTTGAGCCGGTTGTACAGCGTAGTTCTCCCTATGCCCGTTGCCACGCTTAGCGCGGGTACGTCTACTACTCGAACGGTTGTGCGCCGGTTCATCGTGTTCATCCGCCGAGAGACCCAGCGACAGTTCTCCGGCGAATACGGGCCGTTGTTGTCCGTGCGATCCAACTCCAAGCCGCGCACATATGTAGCGCCCATGTCTTCCCAAAAAGCCTCGAAGCTGCTGCGCCATTTTTCGCAAACATATACGCCCCGTGCGCCGTAGTTTTTGTACGCCGGCTCCGCAGGACTGCTGCACCGCGCATTCATGTTTCGCCAAACGATGTATGCGGGGTGCCTGCTCATGCCATGCTTGGCGTTCTTTTTCCCTATCAGATGCCGTGTCACGCAGCCACAGTTCGGAGTCCCCCCGCGCTTGACCTCTTTGGTTACATCTGAGCCGAGCTTCACTGTCTGTGCCCCGCACCGGCATAGGAATCGCCACTTCCACGCTCTCCCCGTTGACGTTTCGGGGTGCAACGCCGTCAACATGCCGAAGGTATGGCCGGAAAGGTTCTTGAACTTGTGATGCGGCTTCCCATCCATGATCTGTGAGAACGAAGTGTTCTGGGGTAATGAGGACGCCGTCCACGGTAACACAGCCCTGAACTCCGGTCAAGATCTTTCCCGCGTGCGGCACGAACTCGACACCGTCGTGTACCAAGTCTTGTGGCTCGACGTTCTCTATGGGTACCCAGCCGCGCAAAGTAAGAACAAGCGTCCCTGCGGCCAAGCAGTTGTTGCATACCTTGCCGGCGTACAATTTGACCCGCGTCTTTCCAGCGGCGTAGGTCCACTGCACGCGCCCTTTCTCGTCTTCCTCAGGGCGGAGGTCAGGATACCTGATGGGCATGCCGCTTGGCAAGATGATCTCTTCCTTGCGGAAGGTCAGGCACTTGTGCTGGTACTCCTTGCCCCGGTACAGGCTGTGCTCGATGAGGCTGCCCAGCAGCTCCCAGAAGGCCACGACAGGGGTCGCCGTGGCGCGGTAGCGGTCGATGATGGCCTTGGCGGCAAGGCAGTGGTACAGCAGCTCGGCGTCGGCGCACGTGTGCGGGATCTCGGCCATCTTGCGGACGTTCTCATCCCAGGACAGGAACTTCTCGGCAACGTCTCGGGTGACGCCCAGCGCCTTGGCCTCGGCCTGCGTGTAGCGCTTGGGAGGCGCCTCCAGGAAGCCGGTCAGCAGCTGCGCGGCGAACGACGCCCACCCCAGCATGTAGCCTGCGCCCAGCAGCGCCGACTTGGCCGACTGCCGCTGCACCGGGTGTGAGTCCTTCGTCATTCCCGGGATCTGGAACATCTGCGCGCCAAACGTGGCGTAGGGGTCGCCCCCCATGCGGAAGATATCCAGAAGCTCTTCGTAGTCGGCCAGCCACGCGAGCACCCGCGGTTCGATCTGCGACAAGTCGCCAACACCCAGTACGTGCCCCGGAGGCGCCATGATCGCCTTGCGCAGGAAACTCCCGCGCTTAAGATTCTGCATGTTGATCGCAGCTCCCTTGGCCGCCGTCCACCGCCCCGTGCCGGCACCGTAGTAGCTCAAAGGCACAGGCAGACGCCCACGCGAAGCGATGTCTACAAACCGCTGCGCTCGGGTGCGCTCGGAGGTAGACTTGACGCGAAGACGGGCTTCACAGATAAGCGCGATGTCTTCGTTGTCCGAATTACGCAGGGCCTGAAAGAGCGCGTCGTTCTTCGCAAAAGCGAATGTATTTTCTCCAGTAGTTTTGCTTGTCTTCGTTGGCGGAGTGGCACCCAAGGATGCGAGAACTTCCGCAAACTTTTGATTTGACGCGAGCGCAGCTTCTTCCACGCCGGCCCTTTGTAGTAGGTCTTCGCGGGCAGTCTTTTCTTCTTCAATAGCATTTTGAAGCATCTCCTGGTCAAGGCGCAGCAGCGGGCGCGTGTACATCCGCATCGTCATGTCGATCAGACGCAGCTCTTTCGTCGGGTAGCCCTGGATTAGCTGCAAAAACACCTGCTCGCAGAGCCACGTGTCGTGGCGGCAGTAGTCGGCCAACTCGATCTCGACCTCGAACGGGATGCTGTCAAGCATGCCATCCGTGCTGTGCACCGCTTTGCCCTTAGGCGGCAGGCCGAAGTCCTCGGCCAGCTTCGCCAGGGAGTTCCCCGCCTCGATGCCGCGCAAGGCGCGGGCCATGCTCAGCGTGTCAAAGATGAATGCCGGCTGCACGCCGTAGCGCCAGCTCAGGATGGTGCAGTCAAACTGCGCGTTTTGCGCTGCTACCGCGGTGCGGCTCCAGTCAACACTAGCCGCCCACTCCGCGATGTCATTGCCGCGCACCCAGACGGGCGAGTGGTCGACGCCGATTTCCTTCCAGCACAACCCCCACGCCTTGAAGCGTGGGTCACGGACGTACTCCTCGGTGGTCATCTTGCTGAGCGTGTAACTCGAACGGTCCCAGGCCGTTTCTAGGTCCAACGCAAGTATCCGGTCGTAGGGCGCAGTCAATGCACTTCTCCTGGGTTATGCGTCAGCGTCTCGGGCTCCAACGCGGAGCATGCGGTCGCAAGCAGTGCGTAGGCTTCCTCTTGTGTCAACCGGAATGGCGTGACAACAAGGCTGCGTCCGTCCGTGACGAGCATCACGGCTCCGAGCTTGCTGCCTTCCTGCGTGACGCGCTGTGCGAGCTCAAGCATTTCAGCGCGAGCCAGCACCGTCTTCTGCGTGTCGTCAAGCAGCATGTCCACTCCTGCGTAGCCAAGTTGCAAGCATCTCGATTGTGTCTTCTCGAATGACGAGCGTTTCTCCGCCAGCCTTCCGTATCTTTGCCATCTCTGCTTCTTGCAGCGCCGTGGGTTTGTTGTATCCCGCCTTGCACTCAATGGCAAGGAAGCGGCCCTTGTGGCAGACGACGATGTCCGGAACGCCAGAGCGCCCATACCCCCCGGTGACCGGGAAGAAGTAATACGCGCCGTGTTCATTGAGCATCGTGGTGCACGCCTGCTTGACTCTTTTCTCAGGTGTTGCTGCCATGGGGGTGTGCTTTCTTTTGTTGCTTGGTTTCGTACACGGCCTCTACCGTGTTGAATCTGTGTTCGCGGTTGGCTACGCATTCGTAGCGGCGCCGCACAGTCCGGTCTCTTCTAGTGCGCGTCGCCAAAACGCGTGCTCGTGCGAAGCAATGTATGCAGTTCATCTGGCGTTGCTCGGTTAGTGTTGGGTGAGGGGGAGACGTAGATTCCCAGCCCCCTCGGTCTGGGTGAAGGAGTGCCTGCCAGCACTACGAACGGCTGACACGCTGGCAGGCCCCAACGGTGCTTCGCATCTACGAGGCTAGAACACGGTTGCGTGCAGTGCATCGTCAGCCCTGATTGCTGTGTTTGATGCGCGTCTCAGCGCGTTCTCGATAACTCGGCCGTTTCGGGATGTTAGCCCGAACCCACTCGGACATCTCCGTGGCGGTGACGAGTCGCCCGTCGGCATTGCAGTGCTGGTCGCATCGACGGCCCCGCGCAGGCACGTACAGTGTGCGCGAGTGCAGCACCCCGGCCTTGCCGATGATGGCGAGCGTCACCCACGCGTCGCCGGGCTCTGGATCGGGCGGGATCGGCGGCAGTGTGGCGCACATCCCCTCGCGCTTCGCGTCTGCGATGGCGCGTCGGTTGCGCAGACCAGTCGGGCTGTTATTCCACGCCCAGCGGCTTGCGCTACGGTTGGTTGCTTGACTTTGCATAGTTGCGGTAACGACTAGTTAGGCGTCAGTCCTTCCACGGCCAGCGCGTACATCCGCTTCGCCAGCCCAATCGCGTAGGCTTCCTGCGCATGCACCGGCTCGCCGCACTCTGCCCCAGCCCATTCTTCTGCAATCTCGTGCAGGGCGCGGCGCATCCGTTCGCGCTCCAGCCACGCATAGATAAGCTGCTGCGTCTCCCACGCGGTAAGCGGCGGGTGCTGTCCGCGTTCGCATCGGGCCAGCGCATCGCGCGCAAGGTCTTCGGTAATCTGTGCCATGTCCTGTTTCTCCACCGCTGACGCCTAACCACCGCTCAACCGGAGGTCAGCGGCAAGCCGCTGCCCCCGGTTAGCTTTTCGTTAGGCCGCTCGTGGCTGCTCGGCAGTCCCCAGTCCACCACCCGCGCCAGTTCTCGCCCATCAGCGTCGCGCTGCAGCGTCACGGTGGCTGACGTCCGTGGGATCGTCTGTCCCTGGTCGCAGGCCCACCCTGCGCCGCGAATGCGCAGTTCCAGCATGCCCGGCCGGTCATGCGGCACGTACACGCTATCGATGTACGCGCCCAGCGGAAGCTGCAGAAGCTCTTGCAGGGCCTCGGGTGTTGCAAGCAGTATTGCGGCCAGTCGCTGGGTGTCAGTACGCTCCGGCTGCAGCGGCCTAACCCCTCGCTCAAGCTGACCCGCTACGGCAGCGTTGCCCTGCGGTTCTTCGGTCATGTCAATTCTCCTTCGCCCCGCAGGGCAACGCCGCCTCCGCGGGCAGCTTAGCTCGAAC